TTTCTAAAGAAACATCCAGAACCTCTTCAAAGGTAGAAGCGTTACGAACTTTCTCAACAAAAGGTTGTTCTTCATCTGTGAAAGGAACAACGCAAGTTACATCATGAATGCCGAGTTTGAAATAGATGTTGATACGATCGATCAACTCAAACTCTTTCATGAGATCTTTTCCTTTGATGTCAAAGAAATCTTTCTGATTCAGTTCTTTGTATCCAACAGAAAAAGATTTAGTGATGCCAGGGTAGGTAAATTTGATCTTACGTTCGATACGAGCATCCTCAACAACATTGATAAATGATGCAGGAATCTGAGGTGCATCACAATCTTGGGGAGTGAACAGAGCGTGACCTACCTCATGGCCCACCAGCATATCATATACTTCATCACTAACATTCCAAACAGGAAGAGTCAGAACTCGATTCCTGACATCGAAAGATGCAGTTTCAACATTCTTGTGTTCTACCACCAAGTTCTCGGTGGCAAGGAGTTTAGCGAGATTGGTTTTGACTCCCTGGTTCATAAGACCTCTCTTGGTATGTGGCTATAATACCGCTAAACCACATCGGAGTCAAGAACCAATCAATAAGTTCTCCTTATATGACTTCGACCTTACTAAAGTTTTTCTTTTTCTCGAACTTCAAGACTCGATCAAATTTATCATGAAGTACTTCACTCTTGTGAGAGATAACAAAAATATTTGTGTCTGGTTGACCGCCTCTGATAATTCTCAAGAATTCATCTGTACCAGCAACATCAAGAGAAGAATCAAATACTTCGTCAAGAATCAACAGGTTCGTATTTGCAGAGTTCTTAAGTTTGGCGATTGATCTCCATGTGAACATCAATGCAAGATCAATTCTCATCTTCTCACCTTCACTGAAAGAAGAATAAGAAAAGTCATCTCTATGACGGGACTTGATACTTTCGTTAAACTCTTCGTCTAGAGTGAAATTGACATAAAAGTCAAGTTCTTTCAGATATTTATTGATCATCTGGTTCATCACAGGCAAATATTTTTTGATGATGTGACTCTTAATACCAGTATCCTTCAAGAAAGACGTGACAATATCATAGTTGTATTTGTCAGACTTAAGAGATTTTGTTCTCTTGTGAATGGTCATACCTTCAGTGGCTATCTCTGTCAGTTTCTTTTTCTCACAATCAATATCATTTGTGTTATTTCTAATGTCATCAATTTCACCCTGGATCTCCCTAATGACAGTTCTGTTTTTCTTGATCTCAGATCGATTCGATTTGATATCCCAGTTATAAGAAGCAACAGTTTGATTATTTTCAGCTACTGTTTGAAGATCTTTGTTTAGAATATCAATATGTTCTTTGAGATCAGTTAGTGCAATCGAAGATTGTTCGATAACCTTATCACTTTCACAGATGTGATGTTCCTTAAGTTTTTTCGATAATGGTTGCGTACATTTTGGACATGTGTCATTTGTCTCAAAGAAAGTTTTTTCTTTTTCAAGTCTAGCAATTAGATTACCATTAGTAGTAATCTGTTTCTCTAATTTTTTGATGTTAGTTTGTATATTAGTTGCATCAAGCAATTCGTCAGTATACTTATCTAGATCTTCCTGAATTTGATCAATAATTTGTTCTAACTTTTCATTCTTCTTCTCGATCTCAACAATCTTGAGTTCTTTCTGGTCTAGAGTTTTTCTAGCAGATTTTTCAAGTCGATGAATATGATTTTGTTGCATCTCTGCTTTTTCTTTTAAGAAAGAAATACTTCTTTCATTCTCTCTAATTTCTTCGTTAGTAACTTTAACTCGATCTTTCAAGATGATATTCATCGTAGAGAAAATACGAATGTCCAAAAGATCTTCGATAATCTCCCTACGTGCTGCAGCAGGAAGTTGCATGAAAGGAACAAAAGAAGCACTACCCAGAATCACAATCTGAGTAAAAGACTTATAGTTCAGTTTGAGAATATTTTGTTCAAGATACTTTTGTTGATCATGCACAGAAGATACTTGGTCAAGCATCTTACCATCAACCCAGATCTCAAACTTGTTTGGTTTCATCCCACGGATGACTTTATATTTTTTCTTACCGATAGAAAAACTTACCTCAACAATACAATCCTTTTCATTAATTGAATTGATGAGTTGTTGTTTATTTACTTTCCTGAATGATTTGTTGAATAAGGCAAAAACAATAGCCTCAATCATAGTGCTTTTACCAGCACCGTTCTGTCCAACAATAAGAGTAGTAGAATGACTTTTTAGATCTAATTTGATTGGGTTGTTTCCTGCAGCAAGAAAGTTTTTGTAACTGATGTTCTCAAATGTAATCATATTCTTCTTGCGTTGGTATTACAAAGTCATCGGGTGTTATGATAGCGTAATTATACCCGAAATTTTCACATGCCGCAATGGCTTGTTCACATTCTATTTCATAGACGGTCATGGATGGATGTTCCATAGCATCCAGAAGACCTACGAAACGTTCTGCATCGTCTCTCTCTTCAAAGATCTGGAGAATTTTACTGCCATCCTGCCCAGTAACAGCATAAGCACCCTCACTTTCTTTTCCGTCTAGTGTAAGAATGTAGTGCATTACTGGATTTCGCAGGCTTCTAGATAGATAGATTTAATAATATTTTTTAACTCGTCTTTGTTAAGATCTTCGTTTATCTCTTCTATATATCTATTTAAAGTAGTCAGGGTGTCTTCGTGTTCCACATCATCGACAGAAGATTCAACTACACTATCATCAATAATTTTTAGATCGTGGACTCCAGCATCATACAGTTTTTCAACAATACGATCAAACCATAGAGAATCTTTTTTCTGTTCGACAACGAGTTTTACATAACAATCTTTGTACTCAGAAGCATCAAAATTTTGAAAGTCCCAAGTACTTTCATTGTAGAAGATCTTTTTGAACATCTTATAAGGGTTCTGGAAGAACTTCAGATTCAATGTAGAGGGTTCAAATAGGTGGAAACCTCTAGTTGCGTTTACATCGTTCCAGAAGAGTTCGTAGGGGTTGCCTAGGTACTTTACATTACCCTTTGATGACTGGTGATGAAAGTGTCCAGAATATACTCTCTTGAATTTAGAGAACATATCTTTATCCCATCCACCACTAAAAACATGACCAGGAAGAGCACTAAATCCATTTAATTCTAAGTGTCCACAAACAATATCAGAATCAGTTTTCTTGAGATGTGCTTTTACTTGATCTTCATTTTCCTGATTGATCCAAGGAAGCATAGTAAACTTGCCACCATCAATCTCCACATCAGTGACTTCATCATAGATTGTGATGTTGTCAAATGAATCTAGGAGCAAAGATGGAGTGTTTACTTTGTTTGTATTTTTATAATAAACAGTATGGTTACCCACAATCATATGAATATGGATTCCCATATCTTTGAGAACTTGATAATACTGAGTCTTGATTCGATGCCATGCACAGAAGTCAATACCCTTTCGGTTATCAAAGGTATCACCAAGATCAATAATGGTCTTTACGTTGTATTTTTCTAGCGTGGGAAAAAAGACATTATTGTAGAACTTCATGAAGTACTCCCAGAATACCTGAGAGTTTTTTCTTCCATCCAAATGTTGATCAGTAATTAGAGCAACCGTCACAGTTTACCCCCAACAACTCCACTGTTTACAACACGGGTAACATCATCGATAGTACCATCTTGAAGACACTTGAGGTGCCAACGTGACATAGTTAACACCGCATCTTCAGTTGGACCAGTAATAAAGTGTTGTCCAAGAGGTTTTTTTAGAATACTAGTGTACAATCCAAAACGAGTCTTTTGAATATAAAAAGCGTCATCAATCCAAACCACATCCTCTGGAATATTTTCTTCAACAGTACCACCAAGAGAATTTTCTAGTTTGGTTGGTTTTTTTGTTTCAGTCATCGATTACGAATTTCAAGAGTTTCTTTAATGCTATTCATATCAGAAGTACTATATCCCATTCCACTGTCAACACTGAAGACTTCATCAAACCCAGATTTTTCCAGCAGTTTTGTTTTGATATCTAGTTGTTTTTTCTCTTTTTGAATACGACGAAGGAAAGCGTAGTAAATGATTTGGGTAAAATAAGCAAAAGGATTTGTTGATTTTGCGGGATCAAAATTGTCGATATATTGTAGACAGTTTTCAATACCATCACAAATCATATCATCCTTGAACATGTAGTTCACAAAATTAGGACGATAAGAAAGATGAGTAGCAATCTTTAGAAAACATTCTCCGATATAATCGGGAACTTTGGGATGAGGTTCACCTGCGTTCTTTGCTTCATTCACTTTCTTTCTGTAAATAACAAGCGCTTCTAGAAACTCTTTGTTGTTTACATAATGTTCTTTCTTCTTCGTCATGGTAAATCTGGATTTGAATACATTATACTCTGATGAATCGCATTAGTCAAGTGGCAGTTGACAAACACTGAAAATCTCAGTATAATAACTCTGCCAGGGTTCAAGATTAATCAGCTTTATATAAGTTCTCTAAGACTGTTCTGGCATCTTTTACACTACCAAGTCTACCTTCAGACTTAGTTAGATCGACTTTGTTTGAAGCAGCATCATCACCCAGATAGTATCTCTTTAAAGTAGTGTTGTAAAGTTTTCTAATTCGATCATCAGCTTCAGTTACAACATAAGCTTTTTTGTAATCGATGTAAGCAACCTCGTCTTTGGCAAACTTCAACCAAGGAACTAAATCGACTTTGAACATCTCACCATTTGAAGTGTTGATAATAGTAGACTTTAATAAAAATGGAGAATCAACGACAAAGAAATCTTCACCCTCAGTTATTAAAATTTTGCCAACTAGTTCTTCACCATGAATTAATTTAATAATCCCCGTAAACTCTCTTGATTCTTTAATTTCTGATTCGTTATCGTTCATCTCCTTTCTTCCGAAAATTGACTGGAATAATCTCATAATTAAATTTTTCTTGTGAATAAATTTTTATTCTTTCAATCAGATGATTTAGCGTATAATTTTTTGAATCTCCTACACTGTAATCATCTGCAATATCATAAAGAACAGCGTTTGTTTTTCTATTACCCTTTCTTAGGACCCTACCAATTGATTGAAGATTTCTAACTCTTGACTTGGATGGGCTTGCAAACACAACGTTGTGTAAATTTTTAATATTAATACCTGTACTAAATGTCCCGTAAGAGGCAACAATAATTGCGTTATTCTGTTGTTCTGTAATTGCTCTTACTTGTTCCCTTTCTTCAGTGTCTACGCCACCATAAACGAAGAACACCTGACGGTTGGGGTCTGGCACACTGCTATTTATCAAATCGAAAAGTGGTTCACCATGGGTGGCAACCCTACTAAAAAGAATTAGAGTGTTACCTTCTAAATCAATTACTAGATTTTTAATGAAGTTATTTCGTTTCTCGTCCAGACATATAGCTTCCAATTCATCATTATATGTGTCAAATTTTTGTGGATCATGTTGCAGCAAAAGAACATTGATCTTTAGAGTAGATAGATATCCTTTATCAATAAGTTGATTAGTTTTGATAACTTTGTCAACAGTACCAAAGAGTCCTTCTAAAACTAATTGGTTTACATTTGATCCATCTAGCGTTCCAGTAAATCCAATTCTATGTTTGCAGTTGTGTAACTTAGTCATGATTTGAGTCAATGACTTCGCTTTAAACTGGTGTGCTTCGTCACCAATTACACAGTCAAATTTTTCAAACCACTTCTTTGGCATTTTATAAATTGATTGCCAAGTTGTGATTGTAATACCCTTAGAACTATTTTTATCTTTACCTGCGTAGATCTTATGACAGTGGTCATCTGGATCCCAACCATATTCTTTGAAGTCGCCAACTAACTGTTCGACCAAAGAGGTTGTTGGAACAACAATAAGTATGTCTGATCCCTGATCAAAAAACCATCTGACAATACAGTAAATCATTAGCGATTTACCAGAAGCAGTTGGTGACAGCAGAAGTTTACGGTTATACCTCAGCGCTTTGTATACTGCTGTAAGTTGATAATCCCTAACATTAAATGGAATATTTAAAGACTTGACAAACTCATGGACTTCACCTGGAGTGATGTCAGGGTTTTTGGCATTTGGTAAACCGTAGAAATCGTTATCTACATCTTCAAATGTATACCCACGGGTATT